CCTAACTTCTTGAGTGAGCAGGGACTTAAGTACTTCAATGAGATAGCTACAGTATTATATAGATTGAATATAAGTAGCGAATCAGACAGAACAGCATTGATATTACTTGCTGATGCCTGGACTGAATATTGCGAGGCACGAAACGAAGTGCAGCGGCTAGGCATGGTATATGAAGTAACAGACAAGGAAGGGAATGTATTAATAAAAAACAATCCTGCTATGAACATAGCACAGAACGCATGGAATAGAATGCAAAGGATGTTAGTTCAATTCGGTCTGACACCAGCATCCAGGCTTAAGATAGATATTCTTAAGGACAATCATCCCGATGAATTCAAAAGCTTCTTAGGACGTTGAAGTAAGTAATCAAAAATACTAATATTATGAAAGCTATATTTTATAATTATCAAACCGAGGTCGGTGATAGAGAAGATATTTTCGAAAGTGAAATTAAAGTTATACCATGCAAAGGAACTAAAATTGCATTTCCTTGGGATGAAGAAATCTACTTTTCAGAAGTGGTTCGTATTTGTCACTGCTTCAATTTAAATGGGGAATTCACACATATAGATATAGAATTAGATACTTTTTGATGGAGATAAGTAAGCAAATAGAGAATTACATTAGTGATGTCTTATCAGGAACGATATTGACTGGAGAATTATTGAAATTAACTATTAAGCGGCATATGAATGACTTATCAGAGGGTGCAAAAAGAGGCTTATATTTTGATAAACAGGCAGCCGAACACGTGATATTATTTGTAGAAAACTACCTTTATTTTACAAAAGGAAAAAGGGCCGGTCAACATTTCACACTTGAAACATGGCAAAAATTTCAATTATGGGTTCTGTTTGGCTGGAAAAAAAAGAACGGTGCAAGGCGTTTCAATTATGCTTATCATGAGATAGCTAGAAAAAATGGTAAGACTACATTGGCGGCGGCTATTGCCTTGTATACATTGCTTGCAGATGGTGAAGAAATAGCAGAGATATACACGGCTGCAACAACTAGAGACCAGGCTAAGTTATGTTTCACTGAGGCTCAGAATATTACAAGAAAGTCACCTTTTTTGAAAAAATATCTAACTGTAATGGAAAAGAGCGTTTTCGATAAAGAAAGGCATTCTTCATTGAAAGCATTATCGGGTGACGCTGGCCCATTAGACGGGCTTAACATTCACTGTAGTATAATCGATGAATTTCATGCGCACAAAACAGCCGAGGTTTACAACGTTTTAAAGTCCTCATTAGGGTCCAGATTTCAACCATTAATTTATATCGTCACAACAGCCGGTTTCAACAAAGAATATCCATGTTACAATTTAAGAAAAGTTTGTGTTGATATTTTAAAGGGGCTTAAATTTGATGACACTATGTTTGTAATGATATGTTCATTGGACGAAGATGATGATTATAACAATCATGATAATTGGATTAAGGCAAATCCGAATATTGATGTATCAATAAGTTCTCAATATCTGGACAACGAATACAATCAGGCTATTAACAATCCTGATGAACTTAACAATTTTCTCACAAAAAATCTCAATATCTGGACAACGGCTTCAAAGGCATGGATTACGGATAATGCCTATACAGCATGTAATGGAAATATTAATCCGGATAATTTGAAAAATATGAAATGTTGGGCCGGATTAGACCTTGCAAATGTTAAGGACTTAACAGCATTAGCCTTAATTTTTCCAAAAGACAATGATTTTTTTGATGTGTTGATGTTTTTCTATCTTCCTGAAATGACAGCAAGGGAAAGGGTAAGAAAAGACAATGTGAATTATGATGTATGGATTCGTGAAGGGTGGATAACTGAAACACCCGGAAATGTCACTGACTATAACTATATATTTGCCGACATCACAGGGGAAATGAAAACAGGACAAAAAGCCTTAAAACCTGGCATTGCAGAAACGTATAATCTACAGAAATTGGCATATGACAGGTTCAATAGTTCACAATTAATAGTGGATATTGGTGAAACTGGACTGCAAGAAAAATTATTACCATTTGGACAAGGATTTCGTAGTATGAGTACACCAACAAAGGGGATTGAAAAATTAATACTGAATAAGCAAATTAATAATGGCAGTAATCCGGTTTTGGCATGGAATTTTCAAAATGTCGAGATACAACGAGACGCGGCCGGAAATGTGAAAGTTAATAAGGCAAAATCTATTGAAAAAGTGGACGGAGTTATAGCCTTAATTATGGCTTATGGTGCTTACCTGGATACACAAAATGAACAATCAGAAAGTATATATGCAACTAGGGGTTTATTGACTTTATGAAAAAAATTATGAAAAACACAAATGAATTACAGGATTACGAAAAAGCACTATTTACAAGCGATGGGTTTATTTCTGAATATTATGAACTTATGGGCGATTATCAAAATCAACAAAAAGCCTATGAAGCTCTTGAAAGGCAATTTTTCCGTATATTTGGTAGGAGAAAATACAAAAGTTTTGAAAGTTTCCGACAGTGTAGAAATAGAAAATTAAAAAAATGAAAATTAAATTTCAAACTCAATCTTCAGGCAAATTAGGCGTCATGAAAAGAGAATCTATCAAGGATTTTGAACCAGAATTGGCCCGTAGTTTTTTACGGTCAGGCCAGGCAATCGCATTACCAGAACCACTACCCCCGGAAGATGTAAGTGAAATGGAATTATTTGAAATGAAAAAATCTATAAAGCCTTTTTTTGATTACTATAAACACGATAGAAAAAATATTGTCTATCTAATTACGACTTACAACAGACCAGTAAGCCTAAGAAAATTATTGGAAAAAATTGGCAATAGCATAGTATATGTCTGGAATGATGGCAGCAAAGAGGACTATTCATTTATTAATGACTTTGACAATGTTATTTATTTTGAAAATCCAAGAAATTTAGGTAAAACAAAATATTGGCTTACTGTTACAAATCTTTGGCAGCAAATAAGGCTTTTACATTCGGATTATTTCTGCATGCTACCTGACGATATGATGATATGTGATAATTTTGAAGAAAAAGCGATAACGTTATTTGAGAGCATAGATGATAATTCAAAAATTGCGGTAAATCTATACACTGACAAAAGTAGGTATATGAAACAATGTTGGACTGAATTTCAGCCTATTGAATTTGAAAATTATCTATTAACAAATTGGTTGGATATGGCTTTTATCGCAAAACGCAAGTTTTTTGAGGTTCAAAATTTCTTTGTATGCAATCCTGGTCGAGATTACAGTAAGACGCCTGAACTTGGAAGCGGCGTTGGTGCTTCGGTTTCGAGAAGGTTATTCTATGTTTCAGGAAAAAAAAAGCCTGCTTACATGTCAAGAAGAGGCATATAACAGTAAAATGAATATATGTCGAGAAAAAAAAGAAAATCAATTAATTAATCATGCCGTATTATGAAAAATATCAACTCTTTATTTACTAAAAAAACTATTAGATGTCCTAAAAGTTTAAATTTTCAAAGTATTAATTTACCATGCAAAATAAATAAAATAAAGCATCAATTATGTATTATGATTCAATTAATTGATATTACATCAATTAACGATGTGGAGGCCCATATGAACATAGCAACAAAAATACAAGGGCAGGTTACAATGACATTATATTCAAAAAAATCTTTTTTGGAAAATATTGTTAAGATAAAGGTAAAGGAATTCAAAAAATTTAAAGCTGAATTAACATTATTAGAGAAGGATGTAAATGGTTTTACTTATTTTGTTAATTTAATTTGATAAAAAATGAAATCTTACTGTATTAATCTCGCACACAGGCCGGAACGCTGGGAATTGGCACAAAAAGAATTTGAGAAAATAGGTTTCCAAGTTGAAAGATTCGAGGGAATCTACAAAAAGCCGGGATTTGTTGGCTGTAAAGAATCGCATTTGAAAATATTACAACAAAATAGGCATGAGCAGACATTTGCTATATTTGAAGATGATATTATTTTCATGCCTAATGCGCTGGAAATCCTTAGTAATGCGCTGATCCAATTACCAAAAAAATGGGATTTATTACACCTGGGTTGTAATCCGCAAAGTCAGCTAAAACGCTATTCTGATAATTTATTTGAGCTAAAAGACTCTTATACTACTCATGCAATGATATTGAATAGCCCTGTAATGGTAGATTATATATTGAAAAATCGGGGTATTATACGCAAAATTGATGTTTATTATTCTGATGTTATATTTAATTATTTCAATTGTTATGTCACCTGGCCCCTGGTAGCTGCTCAACGAAATGGGCAGGGCGATGTTTGCAAGGGGGTTACTAATTATTATGATACTATTACTCAGAATTTTAAAAAATTTACGGAATAATAAAAAAATTATGGCTTGGTACGACTTAATAGAAATAAATAATAACTACGATAAAGATAAAGATGAAGATGGGAATTTTAATTTATCAGATAAATTAATTAAAATCTATAATGAAAAAAATTGTCAAATAATTAGAAAGGTTAGTGAAATTGGTTTGCCAAAAAAAAAGGAACAGCTAAGATTAATTACAATGAAACCTTTCAATGTAATTTCAATTGTTTCATATATCGCAGAAAATGAAATTATAGAACATGCAATATTTGTAATATTCGCAATAAATAAATATGCAGCTAAAGTTATTATAGATTTAATAT